CAAGAACCATGGATGTAAAGGCTTACAAAGAGCAATTAAAGTTACAGGCAGAGGCTAAGAAATTAGCAGCATCTAGATTAGCCGCAATTGCAAAAGAAAAGGCTTTAGTTGCTCAACAAAGAAAACTAGAGGCTGATCGTAAAAAGTTAGAGCAAATATCTAGTATCTTTGATATAGAACAAATTCAAATTTATGCAGCATTACAAAACAAGGTAACAGATCAAGAAAAACTAAGGTTATCTTTACAATTGGCTTTATTGCAGCAAAACGCAAACGAGGCTGCTAAGTTGGCAACTGAGTTAATTAAGTCTCAATTACAAACTACTAACCTTGCTGAGGCTATTGCTAAATTACCTAAAGCCTTATATCCGTTTGAAGGTTGGTCTAAAGATATTGATTTGTTAATTGCTCAAATTGAAATGTTAAAGAAATTACTTGCTTCAATGGGTACAACTCAAGGTTTAACAAGTTCTAGAACTGAAGCAATAGCAGCGCCATTTACTAAAGACGGCGTAATGTTTGCTGACATTAACCCACAAAATAAAATGAGTGCTTCTCAATTAGCAGCCTTACAGAGCAAGCCAGCAACAGTAGCCCAGTCTGAAGCAATTATGGCTTCAATGTCATACAGGTTACAGGCTCAGGCAGAGCAGTATTACATGAGTCAAGGTCTTGACAGAAACGGTCAAGTTATCAATGTTACAGTCAATGGTGCAACCCAAGGCTTATTAGATGAATTGCGCAATGGTTTTATTAACTCATCCGCTTCAGGTTCGTTTTCTTCAATAAGTCCTTTCAGATAACATGTCATTACCTGTACTTAATGTAAGCCTAAATTTTTCTTCGGGCGCTACCTTCGGTAACCCATTTACAATCGGAGACCCTGTTAATGGTGTTCTAGGTACTGGTATCTTGTCAGATCAGTCTGCGCCTGCTTTAGTTGTAGATTTAACAGATGTAACTAGAGGAATTAAAATCAATCGTGGTCGTAACATACCCCGAGACACTTATGAGGCAGGTACTTGCACCGTTCGTATTTATGACCAAGACGGAAGATTTAATCCACAAAATACCAGTTCTGATCTTTATGGCTATTTAACACCATTAAGAAAACTCAGAATATCTGCTGAGTACAATGGTCAAGATTATTATTTGTTTAGCGGTTATACCACCGATTATGTTTATACATACGATCAAGCAGAAAATGTATCTTATGTGGACATTAACGCTTCAGATGCCTTTAGATTGTTTGCAATGGCTACAATCGGTACGGTTACAGGTCAAGCAGCAGGTCAAGATACAGGAACTAGAATTGCCAAGATATTAGATACTGTTGACTTCCCTAACTCTATGCGGACTATTGATACTGGTAACTCATTAACTCAGGCTGACCCTGCAACTTCTAGAACCTCATTAGCAGCCATAGAAAATGTTGAAACTTCAGAGCAAGGTGCTTTCTTTATATCACCTGAGGGTAACGCTATATTTAAGAATAGATTAAACACAATATCCTCAGCAGGTGGTACACCTATTGCCTTTAATCAAACTGGTGGTATTCCTTATGCAAACTTAGTTTTTGCTTTTGATGATAAGTTAATTGTCAATACTTGCTCTGCTACTCGTATTGGTGGTACTACTCAAACTAATATAGATCTAAATTCAGTTGCCACTTACTTCCCTCATGCAGTTTCATTTAGTGATCTAGTAATCCAGACAGATGCAGACGCAGCCAATATAGCCGCTATTTATGTGGGAACGAGATCAACTACCACTATTCGTATTGACCGTATGACTATTGACCTTTATGACCCTCTAGTGCCTAATGGCACTATTCTAGATTTAGACTATTTTGACAATGTTCTTATTTCCAATATACAGCCTGATTCTTCAGTCATTACCAAAAACTTGCAGATTCAGGGCGTTACATGGGATATAACCCCGAACTCTTGGACTGGCACATTTACGACTCTTGAGCCGATAGTTGATGGGTTCATATTGGATAGTTCAACTTATGGCATATTGGATGAGGATATTCTCTCATATTAAGATATAATTAGACACTAAGGAGATATAAACAATGGCAATAGGCTTTCCAGTAAAGGCAGACTACGCAACAGGTGATGTGCTTAGTGCTGCCAATATGAACGATCTTTCTGGCACATTAAACACAATACAAAGCGTTGAGTATGCGGCTGGTAAAAACGCAATTATTAACGGCGCATTTAATGTGTGGCAACGCGGAACTACTTTTACCAATGCTACAGTTAATACTTACACAGCCGACAGATGGTTCTTTGGTGGTTCTGGCAACAATACTGGTGCTATTTCACAACAAACTTTTACATCAGGTACTGCTCCTGTTGCAGGTTACGAAGGTCAATTTTTCTTTAGATTTAATCAAACAACTACAGCAATTAGTCCTACTATTACACAACGCATTGAGGATGTAAGGAAGTTTGCTGGTCAAACAGTAACTGTTTCATTTTGGGCAAAGACAGCGAGTTCTATGAACGGCCTGCGATCCATTACAATAAATCAAAACTTTGGTTCAGGTGGTTCAGGAACAGTTACAACTACAGTAAATAGCGCAGTAGCAACAACAACTGCTTGGACTAGATTCTCTTACTCAGTAGCAGTACCTAGTATTAGTGGTAAAACTGTTGGCACAAGTAGTTATTTTGAATTGAGTTTTAATACGGCAGAATTTGTTGCAGTTACTTTAGATATTTGGGGCGTACAGGTTGAAGCAAGTTCAACTGCTAGCGATTTCCAAACTGCAACTGGCACAATTCAAGGCGAGTTAGCCGCTTGTCAGCGTTACTTGCCATCAATAAGAGGTCAATACTCAACATTGGTCGGATTTTTTGGCAGCACTACGGGTGGAGTTTTTAACTATAATTTTCCAGTTGAAGCGAGAGTTGCACCGACTGGCATTACTGTCTCAAATGTTGCAGATTGGGGCTTAGTGACTCCATCCATAGGAACAGGTGCAACAACTGCAATCGCTTGGAATTATGGCGGAGTTAATGGGGCAACTGTTTCAACAACACACACCGCTGGAACTCCAACAACTGCAGCAAAAGACCCAGGCATTTTAAGATGTACAGGTACAAGCGGTTTTATTCTATTTACAGGATGTGAGTTATAAATGGAAACTTATCTAAACTTGGATGGTATTGAGTGCGTAGTCTGGACAGATGAAAACGGGTCAATGCACTCAATGACCAAAGAAGCCTACGACAAGCAACAAGCGGAACAATCCACCCCGATTGATACAGAGGATGAGTAAAAAACCTTGGCTTTCCAAGGCTGCAACACAATTTAGAGATCAGGTAGATTTTGCGTTCGCAGATCGTGTTAAGCGCTTGGATGGATGGATTGGTGATTTGCGTCACCAGTCTCGAGTCAGCCAACACAATCCCAATGATCGAGGCGAAGTCTGCGCATTGGATATTGACGCTCGCTTATCTGAAGAACAAGGAATTGCTATCTATCTGGCAGATCAAATACGACTTGCAGCAAAGCAGGGTGATCGACGCATACTTTATGTGATCTTTATGGGCAAAATTTGTAGTGCTAAATCATTGTGGCGTTGGAAAAAATATCGTGGGTTGAATCCCCACAATAAACATATACATATTTCTTTCAAAGAAAACCAAGACGGCAAACCTTTTAACATACCACTACTAGGGGGAACAGATGAAATTATCAAAAAAGCATAAGGCTGCAATTAAGTCTTATTTAAGAGCAGTTGCCGCTTCAGGCATTACGGTTGCGTTGGCTATTGTGGCTGACATCCATCCTGCCTATGCAACATTACTAGGCGCTATCGTCGCCCCTATTGCTAAAGCCGTTGACCCTTCCTCAGGTACTGAAGTTGACTACGGAATCAATGCGAAATAATGGATGCTGCAAGTTGGGCTGGCTTAGCCGCCGCCGTCTCCGCCGTGCTGACAAGTTTCTTTTTGGGTCTGCGTTATCTTATTAAAGGTTGGTTGTGGACTCTCACACCAAATAGCGGTTCATCTCTTGCAGATCGTTTAGCAAGAATTGAAACACGCCAAGAGGAACTACTGAGGATTGTCACTGAGAGAAAGTAAACTTTACTTATGGCTCAAAAGAAAAAACGCAAAGTTACAAAGCGTAAAGGTAAGTATCAACACGATCAAATCATGACTCGTTTAGATGCTTACGCTATTGGTATGCGTGAGTATTACTTGAGCCTACGCAGGGCAGGTTTTCCAGTAGATCAAGCATTGGGCATGATGGATAGAAATACTTTTCCTGAGTGGCTAATTCCTGTTGCACCGGACTTTAACCCTGTAAATCCCGACCACGACCCACACGAGGATGACGAGGAATAAGTGAAAAGAATCGCTTTTATAAGTGATATCCAAGTACCGTTTTTTGATGAAAAGGCAGTTAAGTCAGTTGGTAAGTTTCTAGCAAAATGGAAACCTCACCGCACTATTCAAATTGGTGATGAGATTGACCTTCCCCAATTAGGCGGCTTTAATGCCGGCACAATTGATGAGATGGTTGGTAACATACATGATGATAGAAAACTGACTCAAGAAGTATTAACCTATTTAGGTGTAACAGATGTATTAGGAAGTAACCATGGAATCAGACTTTACAGATCAATCAAGAAAAGACTCCCTTCCTTTCTCAACTTACCAGAAATGCAATATGAGCGTTTTATGGGATATGACAAACTCCAGATCAAATTCCACCCTTTCGGGCTTGACTGGGCACACGGCTGGACAGCAGTTCATGGAGACGCTTTCCCTCTTAGCCAAGTACCTTCACAAACGGCTTTAAATGGGGCTAGAAGGCTTGGAAAAAGCGTGGTGTGTGGTCACACCCATAGACTAGGGGTTTCAGCCTTTACAGAGGCTTCTAGGGGGCAATTAGGGCGTACTGTATGGGGTGTAGAGGTTGGCAATTTAGTAGATTTAAGTTCTTCAGGCATGGCATACACTAGAGGCTATGCAAACTGGCAGACTGGCTTCGCTGTTGCTTATGTCCAAGACCGTAAAGTGCAGGTAATAACCGTGCCTATCAATCAAGATGGTTCATTTATATTTGAAGGCAAGGTATATGGGTAGGCAAACAGAATACGAGCCTAAAGGCATTGATGACCAAATTGATGCTTTTGATGAACTTAATCTAATATAACAAAAGCGTTATACAACACGCCATAACAAGTGTTGTAATTTAGCCTGTAATAGGCGACCCTTATCCTAATCAAGTAACGGACTTGATAACGGAAAGGACAATGTATGAAACTAACAGCCAACGATTTTGAGCGTTTAACTGAAACTCAAATGGAGTGGAACAGCGAAACGGATTGGAAAGAACAAGCCCACCGTTTTGAGGATACGATAAACTGGAATCATAAGTTTATCTTTTGGACTGAGAACTATGCTTCAACCTTGCTTGCAACTGAATACTTAACACAACAAGGTTTTGATTACAGCATTTCTTATGATGAAGCAATGAACCAATATTGCTTTACAACAGATTACTCAGGTTCTTGGTATGGGGCAGGGGTTAGAAAATGAGTCTCAAAGATGCAGGACTTTTAACAATACTTTTAACTATCATTACTTGGTTAATTGTATTAGCGGTTATGGTATGGAAAGAAAACTTTTATGAACGCGCTTATTGGTCAGGCCGCAACGAAGGTTGGAAAGCCAGTTTAGATCACCAACGCAAACTACAATCTCTAAAGTCAAGGGCGGTTTTTGACTATGAAAAAGACTAATGAACTGCTGGAGGAATTGCAGCTCACCCTTGCGGAAAGAGGTGATGTCTATGGAAATGCGACACTCAATCACCGTCGTATATCCGAACTCTGGTCAGGTTACTTTGACAGTTACATTTCGCCTGAACAGGTGGCAATGGCAATGCTGCTCGTTAAGGTCTCAAGATTATCTCAGACCAGCGATCACGAAGATTCCATCAAAGACCTTTTAGGTTATGGCCTGATATACAACCAAATAGTTAGGGAAATGAGGGGCGAAGATGGCATTTAATATAAATGATTATGAATTAGTGGAGGTGAGACTTGGAAGGTTTATTAGTGACAATCCTGATTTTATGGTTCATACGGAGTTGTTGGAGAGTACTGAAAAACGCTTTATCGTACTTGCCAAGATTTATAGAACATGCGTGGATAGCCAGCCGTTTGCTACTGGGCTTGCTTATGAAACCATTACTGATAGAGGTGTCAATCAAACTTCTGCATTGGAGAACTGTGAGACTTCTGCGATTGGCAGGGCGCTCGCCAATGGAGGTTATGCAGCTAAAGGAAAGCGACCAAGTCAAAGCGAGATGGCTAAAGTCATTGCAGCAGAAACTCAACCGAAAACTTTTAAAGAAAAGTTAGATTCTAGAACTTACGGTGCAGCAGGGTCTAGATCAGCAGTAGTTGAAGATGCTTTAAGGGCTTCTTTTGAAGCTGATAAAAAAGAACCTCAACCCGTCGCATGGTCTATTGGTGATGCCATTGATGCAATAGGAAGTTCAACACCGAAAGAGCCACCGGCTTGCGAGCATGGGCATATACTCAAGCAAGGCATAAGCAAGGGTAAGGGTAAGCCTTACTATGGTTATGTTTGCAAAAAAGGCGTAGCCGAACACGCTAAGTGGGCTTCGAGCACCGCTAATGGACATTGGTTCTTTCAAGATGAGGTGGAGTAGTGGGTTACATTGCTTTCATAAACGGTAAAGGTATTCAAGTAGTTATGGA